ATGCTATTTCCGCCTATCCCCAGGGGGAGGGTTTAACCCCCACCACGTGTGCTATACCGAGAGCGCGACTTGAAATATATCGCCATCGCTCATACACACGGGTCCACGACTTGCCGAACAGAAGTTTAGGTGCTTCTGCCCAGGCAGCCGGCTAACCGCTCGCATACTCCGATCCGTCCGTAAGATGTGCCGAACATCTCGCGAACCAGAGTCACGAGGACCGCGGTTAGGGGCTCTACAGGTCATTCTCAGGCAATTCGCCGAGTTCAAAACCTGGAGCCCGCTGGTACATGCTGCCGCTAATTAGCGGTAGACTTGGCTTTCCGATCGACCCTAGCCATTCGTCGTCTTCGCCGCCATCGAGGCCGGCACCGACGTAGACTACAGGACCTAATGCCCACTTGGAGGTCCCAAGATCAATCGGGGAGAGATGCTCTCTTTCGGACAACTTGCGAAGTTCGGAGATGAGCGCACGCTGTACTTTGCCAGAGGCCTTTGGCTCTGCCTTGGCCGCTATATCCTTCTTGCCCTCAAAGAAGGCCTGCCACTCAGCGATCTGAGTGAAGCCTTCTGAGAACGAGGTATAGCCCCGCAAACGTGCACCACGTGGTTGGACAAAACGTTCAACACCCAACCCCGACGCGACCAGCTGCTTTTCTACGCCTTGTAGAAGATCAGACACCCGGTCGGTAAAGGGAGACGCGTTTAAAACTCGCAATTGGCGGAACAGACGCTGCGCAGCCTTATGACTGGGCTTTGCAGGCTCCAACACCACGTTGAGGGCCGCGCGACAGAGTTTTCCAGTCTGGTCGTCCGATGGTTCAAAACCAGTCAGACCCGGACCTCCCGCCCATCGAGGAAGTGACCAATCCGCACTCGGATATCGGTCCTTCAACTCGGAATAGCGAGAACGCTCCATCACGTTCCTCACCCACTTCCACTGGTCCGGCTCGAAACCCTGTCGCACGTAGGCGCTCGCCTCGGACAGGTCCATCGACCCTTCCCACTTCTCTGTCGTCCCATCGACAGCGTCCCAATCGCGCCCCACTGCGGAACGTGACTGTGCGGCGTAAAGGATACGCCAGGGGATGTCAAGCTGAGGAACCAGCAGCTTGGCATCAGGATTACCCGGGTGCGGGACCTCCTCGAACAAGGCAGAGTTAATGACGACCCAGTCGCGAGCATAATAGTTCTTGCCCACTGACTTAGTCAAGCCAAACCCCGCCGACGCTTGCTCCCAGCGTTGGATGACCCCAAAGGGTGCCTTAAGTGCGAGATCGTCCCCGTTGACCAGGAAAGGACAGTTCATCAAACTGACCTCCCGATCCAGGAAACCCTCAATCGCAACTCGGACTGACACCGCGTTGGCCACACACAACACCGGGAACGAGATAGGTGAACCCATTAACTGGCCCCAAGTCTGGTCACGTGCCTCGCACGGTTTACCCAGAATCTCGGCCCACATCACCGCGTCCTTTGACGGCTCCATGATGTGGCCCGTAAGGCCCGAGCGCGCCAGAT